TCATGAATTAGGTGTTATTTTATCTATTGCATTTAGCATTTTAGTCATTAGGTCACTAGGCACTGCAACTCCGCCACTAGCATATCCAAAGACTGCGTTTGTGATAATTTCAGCTTCTTTTATATTGAGCTGGTCATCATAGCTTGTTACCTCTCTTATTACTGCGTTTTTCTTTTCTTTTTCAGTTTCAGTTTGAGCTTCTACTAGCTTTGTACGGGCTTTATTAAATCCGATTTCAGCGTTTGATAAGTCTATTTGGCTTCTAACTTGTTGCATATTTAAAGCAGTATCAAGGGCTCTTGCTGTTAGGTTTATAGTCATAGCACTCATTAAATTTGCTTGTATGCTTATCTTATCTTTTGGTGCTAGTGTTTTGTCGTTAAAACTATCCTCTAAATATTTAAGCGTTTTAGCAAATATTGAGCTATCATCAACGATAGCATTTTCTATTTTTTTATAGTCCTCTATTAGCTTTGTAGTATCTAAATTTAAAACTTCATCTGCCATTTTTGCTCCTTTTTATTTGTTTTTTGGTTTATTTAAATCTTTTTTAGCCTTGTAAGCTTTATAAAGCTCATCAGGTGCAACTTGTGTTGGCTCTTTAGCTTCAGATAAAAATTTAGCGTATTGTTTGGCTTTTTGTTCTACTGATAGGTCTTGACTTTTCATCTCTTTTTGCTTTGGAGTGTAGATAGCACTCATACCGCTATCATTAAAAACCACTTTTCTAAACTCAGGTATCACATCAGCAGTAGCATTTGGGTGCTTTGTTTTGTTATAGACTTTTAGTAAGGCAGTTGCTAACTCTTCTTTATCTATTTGCCCTACTAACGCACTAAACCTATTATCTAGCTCATCAGTTAGTCTATCTATCTCTTTATCCCTTTGCGGACTGATTTTGCCATACTCTTTATCTAGTGCCATATCTTGCTTTTTTAGTGCTATTAGCTCTTTGCTTATTTGCTCGTTAGCTTGGCTTTTTGGCAAGGCTTTTGCTATCTTTTCTAAGTTCTCTAAATCAGTAGTTCTTTCAAGCTTAGCGTTATTTAGCTTACTTGGTATTAGCCTTGTTTGCTCGTTTCTAGCCTCTACTTCACCAGCTAATCTGCGGTAGTCTAGCACATCTTTATCCATACCGCCACGCGCAAAGCCCTCTATGCTTTGGACTTTATGTTGCATTTCGTGGTATAAAATGCTTCTTAGCATTTCAGGCTTATTATAGAGATTAGAGTTTAAAACTATTTCATCAAGCGTTCTATTATAATATCCGTCGTATATTTCGCCATCAAGTTCATCAAATCTTACTTTCACATCTCTTAGCTGCGGATAAGCATTAAAGAGCTTTTTATCATCTAGCACTTCGCTAAGTTTTAAACCATCTTTTGCCTTTGTGATAATACTAGCTTTTTGGCTTAAAGTAGCGTTTAATTTATTTAGATTGGTTTGGTATTTATCATTTATTTTAGCTTTGTCTTGTAAGAGTTCTAGTTTTTCTCTATTGTTTTGTTTAAAAGCCTTAGCGTCAAACAAATCTTTTATTGCTTTTTTAAACTTGCCACCAAGCGGATTTATCTCAAACTTCCACTTCTTATCTATATCCTTATACCAGCCAGTTTTAGCCCATATTTCGCTCTCATCTGCTCCATTTTTTGCCATTTCTTGTGCGGTTTTTAGTTTTGCCTTATTGGCTCCGATTGCGTTCTCTCCGCCAAAAATATAATTATAATTATCCTTTGGTGTTTTGCCTAGGGCTTTACCTATGATATCAGGTCTATCATTTAAAATCACAGGTAAATCATTGGCTAATCTTTGGCTAATTCGTGCTAATTGCGGGGCTAAATTAGCTGATTTTTCTAATACCTTTATCGCTCCAGCTGAGCCACCAGCTCCTAATAAAAAGCCCTTTACAAACGCTTCGTGCTTTTTATTTGGGTCTTGTTCGGCGCCCGTATTCATAGCCCCTCCTATAGCGCCACTGCCTAAATTTAGTATAGCCTTTTGCATCACCATAGTGCTAAAGCCATTCATCATCTTTGAGCGTGGATTAAATGTGCCTTTATTGTCTATACTTTTTATTTGGTTTGGCTTTAATACAATTAAAATATCTTTATCCATCAAATCAATAGCATCATATCCAGCCTTTATCAAATCGTTATAAAATTTCTCAGCACCAGCGCTATACGGCTCTGCTGTTTGTATATCGTCAGTGTGGCGATATATTTTTTTCGCATTTACAAAAACTTTATATAGATGATGTCTGCCTTCTTCGCTTTGTGTATAGTGTGGGTGCGCTCTTTCTATATCGGTAGTCAGCCATATTCCGCCACTTTTTGGATTTGGTTTAAAAGCACTAAACTTGGCAGTAGAGCCGTGATAAAATACCTTTGGTGAGCCGTCGCTCTCTTTTGTAACTGCGTGGCTATCTTTGTGCCAGTTTGCTAAATTTGTGATTTTTTCATCGTTATACTCTTGCCCCATTTTTGCCATTTTTGTTTTAAATTTATTAGCCCATTTTGGTTGTTCTGTGCTACTGCCTATATTTGTAGCACCTTTCTTCCAGCCTACTGGCATTTTACCTTGACTTAAAAGCTCTTTTGGGGTATAATTTGGCTTAGAGTTTTGCGAAAGATTGCTGACTTCGCTTGTAAAATTGTCAGTCCGTGCTGTCTTGGCTTTTTTCTCTGATTTACTCATAGAATTATCAAAAGCTGTAACAACCCATTTATTATCTCCAGCACCATTAAAACCTTTGTTGATACCGATAATAAATCCATTATACTCTATATTTACGCCATTTTGACCGTTTCTAGGTTTTATCTCGCCCTTTTCTATTATCTTACTTATCCCATTTATTAATTTCTCTTGCGGTGTATCGCCGTAAAAACTAGCAAAGTCATTAAGGTGCTTAGCTTCTATTTTACTAAGTCCATACCCTTTTATATCGCCATTTGCGGTTTTAGCTTCGCCCCAAACTAAATCAATATCCCCTAACTCTTTTCTTTTAAACGCTCCTGCTACTTGTCCTTTTCTTTCAACTAAAAGCTTTCTAATAGCATTTGCCCCGTCGTGATAAAACTCAGCGTAATTCGTGCCAAATTCTTTTATAGGATTAATGTTATACTTAGCTTCGATATCTTTGCGATACTGAGCTAAATTTTCAGCTTCTTTTTTGCTTTGGTTCAGTTTTGGATTTCTAAAAATCATTTTATCTTTTATATTTCTATCAGAATAAAATGTTATAATATCATCAGTAGCCGTAGGTTGTGGTAATTCGGCGGTCGTCGCGTCCCTACGGCTACTATCAACAACAACCCTAAATTTAACCCCTTCTTTATTTTCCCATTCGTAAATTCTAGCTCCATTTTTATCTATAAAAGGCTCTTTGTATGTTTTAATATACTCTCTTAAGGAATTGCCTAAATTTAAAAGCTCTTGATTGGTTATATATCCTGGTTTAGTTTCATCCATTAAATGTCTTATTTTAATATGTTTAGCACCTTTATCCCTGTTAGTATTGGCATATCTTATCGCACTATCTACATTTTCTAAATCAGTCTTGATATAAGTTGCTTTTTTATCATTATAAGTTACATTGTGGATACCCCTTATCTCTTTTTTAGCCTTTTGCTCTGCTTTTTGTTCTTTAGTTAGCTCGTTAATTGTGCTTTTAGTTTCAGCTGTTTTTATGGTTTGATTTGGTATAGTTTGGGTGTTAGCAGATAAATGCTGATTTTCAGCCAACTTTAACGCCCCGTCTGACATTGTATCAGAGTGTGGGTGTAGGGCGTTCCCACTATCTGCTTTCTCTTGTGAATTTGGCTTTCTTTTATTTGCGTGAATAATCTTATTTTTGTTTTTATCTACTACTATATCATTTATTTTATTGTTTGATACTCTTGTCATTGCCACGCTGTTTGCTCGTTTTGCTTGGCTTACACTTGGGGCTTCAAGGATAAAATCTATCATCTCTTTTACCGCTCTTTTACTATGAAACATTTCAGGATGACGACTTTGTAACCACGCTAAAGAAGTGCTAATTTTATCTTGTAAGCCAGTTTTATTTTGTAATTCTTTGCTTAATTCAAATTTTGCTTCATCTGAAAAATATATATTTTTATTTGGATAAGTTACAAACCCATCGCCATTTATGGATTTAGCCAAATTTGCTTGATTTTTGACCTTAATTTGCGTTGGCTCTTGAGATTTAACCACTTGCTCTATATCTTTTATCGCGATTTTAAACTCATTTAAGAGATTTCTTGTAGGCGTTGGTAGGTTACCACTAGGTATATTATCAATATTTTTTATAGCTAGTTTAAAGTCGCCATTAGCATTTAATATAGCTCTATTTATGTGTAGTTTTAAGGCTTCATTATTGCCTAAATATGGTATTAAAGGCTTGAGCTTTTCTACGATGAAATTAGCTCTCATCGTTTCGCCTCTTTTTAGCGGGTCGGCACTGATACCTTGGCTCATACCTTTTGATTTGATTACCTTGCTACCTAAAGAGTTTAAAATATCGCTTGTATTATTTAAGATAGATTGTTTGCTTAAAATCTGACTTTTTAGCTCTTTTGCGAATTCGCTTTTAAAATCTAAACTAGCTAAACTCTGATTTAAAGCTCTAAAATCCACCACGCCATTAAAGCTATTTTTATCCATTAAGCCTCTAATTAGATTAGCTTCAGCTACGGCTCTATCTTTAGCCCCTAATGAGCCTAAGAAGTCATTTAGGGTAACGCCGTTAATGTTATCACTGCTTTTTAGCATAGCATTAAGGGCTTCTATGCTTGTTCTTCCGTCTCTTGATATTGAATTTAATAAATTACTATCAGCGATATTTTTCATTTTTGCATAGTCGCTATTAGCACTTTTATATAAATTTATAAGTTTTTCATCATTTTTTAAAGCACTGTTTATTTCGCTTTCTATTAAGTCTTTTGCTTCGTTTAGTGCTTTTTGGTTTATGAAGTCGCTTGAGCTTTTAAAATCAGCTTTATAGATATATCCTAATTGCTCGTTTATCGCATTTTTAGCATTTAAAAGGTTGTCAAGATTGCCACCACCATTTAAAGCGTTAAAAACTCCCCTTGTGCTTATATTTTGTGTATCACTTAAGATATTGCTTAGATTATCACTTAAAGCTTTAAAATCGCTTTGGTAGTTTGAGTTTTTGATTAAAAAATCTTTGGTATTTGCATAGTCTTTCTTTACTTGATTAAAACTATTTTTAAAGCTATCTTTTGGCGTTATGCTTTCAAACTTAGCTAATTGCTCGTTTATGCTATCACTAAAGCTTTTATTTAGATTTGAGCTTATTTCAGCAATTTTTTGAGCGGATTTTGGATTGTTTGCTACTGCGTCAAGTATATTTTTAACGCCGTTTTCGTGCCCTAATGCAGATAAGAATAGCTCCCCATCTTGCTTTCCTAAATTTAAGCTCTTAAGCATTTCATTTGTCTTATTTATAGCGTTGTTTGCAAAGTCAATGCCCTTTTGTAAGTATTTATTATCGCTTGTTTTATCTATGGTTTTAAGGTCTTTGCTAGTAAAATTATTTAAATCATCGCCTAAGGCTTGAGTAGCTTTATATAAAGCGTCTTTAACTTCATTATCGCCGCCTAAATTTGCTGTTAATGCTGACTTTGCTCCTCTTATATTATTACTTAAAATGTGGTCTAAAACAGGTGCGTTTTGTATTAAAGTAACTGGTGCTTTTAATGTTCCTTTTGCTAAATTTAAGGCTGGTTTTGAAGTTAATGCCGTAGCAAGTCCCACCCCTAAAATATCGTTGTTTACTCCGCCTGTAAATGAATTTGCTAACTCTTTAGCTGTTGTTTTTTCTCCTATGCTCTCATTGTTTAAAGCCGTATCAGCCATAGCTCCAGCTCCACTTCCTAAGACTGAGCCTATCATAGGCGTTAAAACCTTACCCGCCATTCCTGCTGTTTTAGTTAGCGGGTGCGGTAAAGCCGTAGCAACTCCAGCAAGTGAGCCTATCATCTCATAGCTATTAGCCTTTAAATCATTTAAAAAACTAGGTTCAATCTCTTTAAAAACGCCGTCTTTTTCTATAGCGTATCTTGCTTTGCCTGTTTTATCAATTGCTTTGTGTGGCGTGTAGCCTTTTGCAGTGGCTAAGTCTATAAATTTATTATCAAAGTCTATGCTATCTTGCTCTTTTTCTTTATCGCTCTTTATGAAAGAATTTAGCATAAATGTGCCATTTTGGTTAGCTTTATAATTTGCCATTTGCTGGTTTAGATTTTCAGCTGTATTTTTCATTTCAAGGGCTTGTGTATTATTGTAAAGCTCACTTTTTGGATTAAAAGCGTATTGGTTTGCGTTGCTAAATGGTATTAACGGCTCTATTGCCTTACTTGCTTTATTTGCGTATTTTTTAAATTCATTATATAAATTTTCCATTTTTTACCTTTTTTGCATAACTGAGTTTTTGCCAAATAGTTCGTCTGTGCTTTGTGGTTTTTTTGGTGAAAAAGCCTCGTCTATTTTCTTTTTGTAAGCTTCTAAATTATCCCTTGCTTCTTTTGCTCCTATGTAGTCTTGAGCTTCTAATTCTTGAACTAGCTCTTCGTTTCTATCTAATATCATATTTAAATTATTTATTAACGTACTTTTTGCTGTATTTGAGCCAAAGACTGATGGTGTTAATTTATCGTTTAGATTTTCATAATTGTATTTTCCTAGCCCTTTTAATATTTCAGAGGTTGAAGTGGCAAAGTTTGAAGCTTTGCTGTTATAGTCTGCTCCCTTATCTGTTGGATCAAAATTTGGCGCTGCAGTTTTAAGCCTATCAAATAACCCGCTAAATTTATCAAACCCGCCGTTATTATTAACAAAATTATAAAAATCTAAACCTTGACCTAAGGCTGTGTTAATTTTTCTAAATTCTGTTTGCATTGATACGGGGATATTTTTTTGTTTTATCCCTACATCTAGCCCTAAGTCTTTATTGGCTTTTGCTATTTCCATATTTGCTTTATAGAGGTTATTTACGCCTTTATTTCCATATAAATTATAAGTTTGCTCTACTTGCTCTTTAGTTAGCCCCGCCGCTTCTAGTGCTTTATCGTTTGATAAAAGCGATTGCGTGATAAATGGATTAATATTGTCATTATTTTTATTTGCTAATTCTTGCTTTTTGAGATTTAGCATTTCGTTGTTATAGTCGTTTTGTGATTTTAGAGTAGCATTTCTATAAGCGTTGTATAGGTCATTATTTCTTTTTGTTTCTGCTAAAGTATCTGATTGAAGTTTAATGCTATTGTCGTGATAGCTCTTAGTATTTGCTATTTCTTGCTCTTTTAATGCTTTATTTATGTCAAATTGCCTTTGATTTTCGCCAAAAGTAGCGTCAAACTGTCTTTTTAACTCTGCTTGTTTGTCTAACTCGTTTTTATTTGCTCTTGCGTCTTTGTAAAGCTCATATAATTTATCGCCGATGGCTCCACTTTGAGCTACTAAATACGGATTTGCGTTATAAGTAACGGCTCTAGGATTAAACCACGCTGCCATATTTAAGCTCCTCTATAATAGCTTGAGTTTTTAAAAGCTTGATATAAGTCTTCATCAGCCTTGTTTTGTCTATCAATCTCTCTTTGAGATAACATTTTATTAAACTCAAACGCGTCTTGGTTAAGTTTCATCTGCTTTTTAGCGTTTTTTTGTCGTTGATAAGCTCCATATAATGCTCCAGCTCCACTTATAGCACCGCCTAAATTGTCTAAATTACCAGCAAAATTATTTAAATTTGTTAGCCCATTTGATATATTACTTCCAATACCGCTTAAAAAATCCCACATTTTTAATCCTTATTTATAGTAATCTTTTCGTATTAAATTCGTGCTTTCTTTGCAATGCAAATGCATTTCGCTAGTTTTATCTTTAATCTCTTTTATATCACTTCTTAAATCATTTAAGAATTTATTGTGAAAATCTAATTGCTGATGAAATATAGCTTTTAACTCTTTTGTCTGGTCATCTAAACTCTCTACTGCTTTTACTATATTTTTGTTTATAGTGTAGTTTTGATATATAAAGTAAATCACAAATAAAACTAAAACACCTACAATTCCAAGTTTTTCAGCGTTTAAAGCAAAGGTGCTTATCATACTTAAATCATTCATCTATTTTCCTTTTTTTGACTTTATAAGCCAAGCCCTAAGGCTTGAGCTTACTCGGCTTTTAAGCCAACTCCGATAGCAAAGGCATCAGCGTTTCTTACTTCAAGACAACCCTCTGTATAATAGCGTTTTGCAATGGCTGTTTTATCGGTGCTAACATCACTTAAAAATGTAGGTTTTAAAAGCCCCATTTTTGCATATTCAAAATCCCCTGCAATTAGCACATCTTCAAGACCATACTCCTTACTTAAAAATCTATGAAGTCTAAAATTAACCTTACCAAAATCAGTATCTAAACTCACTACGCTTGAGTTTATAAACTTCTCATTGCTAAATTGACGTGATGCCATTTTATTAAGTGCTTTTTTGAGTTCAGCGCCTATAAAGATATCTTTTGGTGTTGCTCCACTTTCCCAAACTCTTTGTAAAACTTGATGAAGAACGTCTTCAGTTAAAAGAGCGCATTCCCCAGTTCCCCATTTATTAGCATCGCAATTACCAAATGCGATTATATTTCCTTGCTCTTTTCTGCCATTTTTATCTTTAAAAGTTGTCTCACCTTTAGCAACGTAATAAAACAACCCTGCCATTTCGCCCGGTTTTACTGCTTCTCTGATTTGTGGTGCTTTTAAAACGCTTAATTTTGCTTGTGCTGATACTGTAGTAGCTGTTTTATTTTCGTTCTCTGTAGTTCTGCCAAGACCTAAAAGTGCGTATTCTATATCAAGCTTATGAACTTTTGTAGCTTTTGCTACTTCATTTTCAAGCTCTTTACCGCCATAAGTTGCTACTTCTTGCATAGTTTGGCTTACCATAATATCAGTAGTGAAAATCTGAGTTGCGTTTTGGTTTTGTTGCTTAGTGGCTTTTTGTTCGCCTTTGAACTCGCTTATCTCTAGTTGTGCGTTTTTAGATGGTTTTTTAAGAGTGTCTGTTATCCAACTATGAGTTATGCCTTTAACTACACTTGTCTTTATCATAGATAGTAAAGGCGTGTCGTTTGCTCCTACTAAAATAATTTTATCATATACACTAGGAATTAATCCAACTCTTGCTGTCGCTGGTGATTGAAATTCTGTTGAAGTTATCGCCATTTATTTTGCTCCTTTTTTAAATTTACACGTATTTTAAAAAAGGCAGGGGGTTCAAATTTAGGTAAATTTGAGCCTTTTAGAAAAAATATAATTCTTTTTTAAAATAAAAGGACGCAAAATGGCAAATTTTTATAATAGTATGGAACTGCTTAAATCATTAGAATTTTCAAGCCCTGCTAACTGTTTGCATAAAAATAGCACTGAAAATGACATAACGTATTTTGGTATATACCGCACGGCTCATCCTAACTGGTCTGGTTGGTGCGTCGTGGATGAAGCATTACAAAGACTAAGCCTAAGCGAGGCTAGTAAAAGTTTATACGCTAATGAGTGGCTTAATGGCAAGGTTCATCAATTTTACTTAGATAACTTTTGGCATAAAATGCAACTTGACAAAATAGATAGCCAAAAGATAGCCGACGAACTATTTTGCTTTGGTTGTAATGCTGGTATAAAAACGGCGATAAAACTAGCTCAAAGAGTGGTAAATATCAAAGACGATGGGATTATAGGCGATAAGACTATAAATGCTTTAAACTCTTTTGATGAGAATGAATTTGATATAGCTTTTGACGGGGCTGAGATAGAGTATTATGACAAGCTAATAGCTAAAAATCCACGTTTAAGCCTGTATAAAAAAGGCTGGTATAATAGAGCAAGGGCGGTTTGAGCTAATAAAAGCGAATTTAAAGTTTATTTTTGGTAAATTTTAGGCATTAAGGAGTATAGAGATGACAACTATATCAGCCATAGATACGGCTAAATTGGCTTTAGCTTTATTAAAAAATAGCGATGATGAGATTATAGAATACACAAGTAGATTAAAGCTTTTAAAATTGCTTTATTATATTCAAGGCTACCATTTAGCTATGTTTGATGCACCTTTATTTAATGATAAAATAGAAGCGTGGCTACACGGACCTGTTGTGCCATCGGTTTATCAATGGGCGAAAAATATAACTGATGAAAAAATGCAAGATGAAGCGATGAATGATGAGCAAATGGGCGCTCTTAATCTCCACCCACAGCAGACTAAGCTAATAAGCGAAGTATTAAACATTTATAATAAATATTCAGCCTATGGATTAAGAGATAAAACGCACACAGAGATGCCGTGGCTTAGTGTATATGAAAAAGATAAAAATAACGAAATCACACAAGATAGTTTAAAAAACTTTTTTATACCACTGGTTGAAAAATGAAATTAAAAGAGACTGCCAACAAAGAGTATCATAACACAAATTTAAAAGAGAGTAATCCTAAAAGCCTTGATATTAGCTTTAAAAATATTATAGATGATTGTGAATTTGGCTTACCTACTAGCTCATCAGATAATATCAATGATAAATCAAAGGTCCAAAAAATCGTAAAAACTCTTATGTATATAAGAGAGAAAAAACCCCACGAGCTTATCCAAACTAACAAAACACAATCTATCGGTGGTTGCGAAAAGTGCGACATTGATAAATGGCAATGGAGCAATGATAAAATTAAGCATTTTTTAGCCAAATTCACAAGCCAAGTTTTTATAATTAGAGCAGGAGATAGCAGGATATTTGGCACTATTGATAAGAATTGCTTTTATATCCACGCTATAGAATACAAATTAGGCGATATATATCAGCACTCATAGAATAAAGCGGTTTAACGCCTTTTGGCTCTAGCCCTTTTTATAGATTGTCGTTTCCATAGTCTTTTTAAAAGCTTCTAAAGCTTTTTTAAAGCGAACTAAAAAGCCCTGTAAATTAAACTCGCTTAATTTTAATATACTATTTTCTAAATTTCTCATATATACTGCTCCATTACTATGTTTTTGCTATTTGCGATATAGTTTGATACCACTTCATCACTTATCTGGCGATAAATTTTCTCTAGCGTAAGCCTAAAAAGCACTTCATTAATAACTGCGTAATTCAGTGGCTCATCAAAATCTATATAATCATCGCCTTTATATTTTGCGTCGCTTTCATCAAAAATCGGGACGTTTGGATATCTTAGATATAAACCTTTTACATTAATCCACCTAAACACCCGCTCAAGCCTATTTTCACCGTCTTTACAGATTAAATTTATAGGATAGCAGTCATTTGCGATTTTTAGCATAGCTTCGTAAGTTTCATAACTAAGCATTTCATCGCCTGGTCTGTGTAGATTTTTTTCTGCTATTCTATAAAGGATTAAATCTTTAAAAGCTTTAATAGTCATTTTTCTTTACTCCTTTTAGTTTTAGCTCCAACTCTCTTATGTAAGTGTATAAGTCCCAAGCCATTAAAGACGCTTCTTGCTCAGTTTTAGCCGTGCGGTTAAAGTCCATATCAGGAAGCTCTGCAATAACAGGCGTAAAATCAATCTTTGGTTTATTTACTGGCGTTGTTATCAGTGTTTCTTTGCTCGTGCAACCTTGCATAAATAGCGTTGATAGTATCAATGCAAGTAGAGTTATTATCCCTGATAATTTTTTCTTTAATGGTTGTAACATATCTAACCTCCTTTTCTTTTTCATTTTTAATAGCTGATAAAGTTTCAAGCCCTTTTATATAATCTGTTTGTATCTGCTCAATTGTAGCCTTATAGCTCTCATTTGCATTTATAGCTATGTTTAGGCTAGTGCTTAGCTTCTCATTATCTTTTTCAAGATTATTAATCGTATTATTAACATACACGCCAACAAAGGCTATCAAAAGCCCTAAAATAATATAGATATAGTTCATTAATTTAACCCCCAATATCTGATTTTATGATAAGCCCTACAAGCTAGGTAAAAAACTTTACATTTCCATTTAGATACTTCAAGGGCTATCATCATTTCATAAAGCATTTTATCAGCGTATTTATAGTCCGCTTTGCTTTTAGCCTTATCGCAAAGATAGTCGTGAATTACCACTGCTGAGATATACTCCGGTGAGTTTGGTGGGAAGAGCGACCAAAGAAAGCGTGGAATATCAGCTCCGTTTGTCTTGTAGCCAACATTCACTAGGATATCTTTATACTTGTATTCTTCTACTAGCTCAAATCTATCTTTTGAGCAAGGTTTTAAAACCGGTCTGCTTATACCGCTCATAGCTTACTAGCCTGTTCAAACATAGTATCAACTTGCTCATCACTTAGGTTTAGTCCGGTTTGAAGAGTGGCTATAAGTGGATTTGTTCGCTCAACATCATTTGCATATTCCCACTCTATCTTAGCAGTTGCTCTTAGTTGCTCGTCTTCAATAGAGTTTATATAAGCCTCTACCCAAGAGAGTAGTCCAATTTGATTGAGTATTAGCTTTGTTTGTCTTAGAGTTATCTTTGAGACTTTAAATAAATGAATTTCTATAGGCGTTCCAACCCAGGAACCATCTATAAACCTATAATGCATATTAGGTTCGTTTGGTGGAGCTATCTCTGTGGCTCCATTTGGACAAGTATAACTCTCTCCTTGTCCAGTCAAGTTTCCATCATCATCTATATAATATACTTTCATTTTTTATCCTTTTAGAGTTTCATAATATATGCTAAAGCATAATATGGTGGTAAGTTAGCATTAGTAGCTGATAAACCTACGCTGCTTGTAGTTCCAGAACCGCCTGATTTTATAGTAATAGAGTGGGTATGTGCTCCCGCAGATGCTGTTGATTGTGTACTGCCAGAGTTACGATAATAAGTTTCTGCTTTAAGCATGTTTACATAATTCGAACCATTCTCTACACCCACATATACGTTATGTGCGTGTGCTCCAGCACTATTCGCAGTTCCGGTATGGGTATGAGCAGGTATTGTGTGACTATGTAAGGGTATAATAGCATCAGCACTACCACCAGTAGAACCCACACTATACGTATTACCAGCACCAATTATAAATCTATCAACTAAATTTGGTGTGCCTTGTGTTCCATCACATAAAGCCCAACCAGTAGGTATACTATCAATAGAGCCACTCCACATAGAGATAAGACCTGGTGGAATACTTGGACTTAACCCTGATTTATCTACTTTGGTACTTAACTCATCTTTAGTTGCAAACGTATGCTTATCTTGCATATACTCGGCTTTACTTAGTTTTGTTTTAAGCCCCTTGTTTAAGCTATTTGTTAATTCCTCAGTTTTAGTGTTTAAGCTATTTGTTAATTCCTCAGTTTTAGTGTTTAAGCTATTTGTTAATTCCTCAGTTTTAGTGTTTAAGCTATTTGTTAATTCCTCAGTTTTAGTGTTTAAAGAAGTTGTTAGCTCATCGGTTTTATTTTTAAGCTCTGTTCTTAAGGCGGTATTTTCATCATTTATTTTTTTGCTTGAGTAAGTCTTTTGCAAACTGATATTATTATCATCTATAACGCCGTTATTAAGGACATCTCTTAAGTCGTTTAAGAGTTTTTCCATACTATCTATGTTCGCCATTAACTCGCTTATTTTAGCGTATTCTTTTCTAAACTCGCTATAGTCGTTATTAAATGAGTTTATATCAGTTTTAGCCCCGTTTATCTCATTTCTTGCTTCGATTATAGATGTGTTTATTTCATTTTTTACCGCGTCTATAGCATTTTTAGCGTCTATAATAGCTTGATTTATACTGTTTTGAGTATTTAAGACGTCTTGCTTTATCTCGCTCACGTTTTCTAAGTCTTGCCCGAACTGACTAAGCTTATTATTAAAGTCGCTTTTACTAGCATCAAACTCAGCCTTGCTATTTTCAAGTGCTGATTTTATGTTTAATATATTTTCTTGCACTTGAGTGACATTTTTATGTAATTTATCGATATTATCCGCTACGGCGGTAAATTTACTTAAATCAAGTTTGGCGATATCCTCTGGAAACCGCTCTAATGAGCCAAGTATCGTTTCTAATACTTCTAAAGTATTTGAGCCTAGTTTTAAGTCGTGTATGCTTGTCATCTTATACCTTTGCTAATATTTAAAATCTCAGCTCCGATTTCAATATCACTAGCCCCGTCCCTTAAGCCTTTTTTAGTAAATACTTCACTGCTTACGCTAGGGGTTATGGGGTCAGGCGTCTCTTTTGGTTTAGCTTCGTTTATCATAAGCTTAGCTAAAAGCTCCCAACCCTTAAAATCGCCTAAAAATTGCTCGTACCCGTTATCTTTAGCAAAAGATAAAAGCGTATCGCCTTTAATAGTCGGATATTTTTGCGTAAAGTTTTGATATGCTGTATTAAATTCAGCCCTTGCTTTTAGCTCATCTTGTTCTGCTCTCATAGCGTTTAATTGCTCTTGAATTTGGCTTATGTTTTCGTTAGAATTTAGCTCATCACCGCTATCAAAGCTCATATTTTGCGGTTGATTTAGTGCGTTTTGTAAAGCCTTGCTTAACTCATCGATTTTACTTTGTAAAGCGTTTATCTGCTCGTTTTGAGCGTTTATAATCTCGTTTTGTTCTGCGTTTGTAGCTTTTACTTGATTTAACTGCTCATCACTATCATTTTGTAACGTCTGCTCTGCTATTTGCTCATTTGCTTCATCATTTGGAATTACTGGCTCGTTAATTTGCTCTAAAATAGCACCTAATGCTTCGTTTTCTGTCATCTATTCTCCTTTAAATTATTGATTAAGTCATTTTGAAAATCTCTTATAACTCTAAGCCTATCAATACTGCTAAGTCTAGTGCTATCGCTCTCATATTGATTTAAAGCTTTGAAAAAACACGCCATAGCTTCATTTAGAAAAAAATGGTTTATATTTTCAAATTCTTTATATCCTTTTGATAGCTCTTTTAGCTCATTGTTGGCTTTCATAAAGTCTATCACTCTCTTTCTCCTTTCTATATTTATTAAAATCTTTAATCCCAAAAAGTGGCATTATCTTAGATATTAGCTCTTCGTGTGCATCTTTGATAAGCTCTGCTCCATCAATATCTTGAATAGCTAGGCACATTTGGAAGTGATTACCCAAAAGGCTTGAGCTCTCGATTAAATTTCGCTTTTGAACTTCTTTGTTTAAAGCCCCTATCCCACACTCCAAATTTAATTTAAAACTCATCACTTCGCTTCTATCTACGCCTACAAAAAACATAGGGTCGCCGTATTTATAAACTAGCTTAGCAAATTGATAAAAGAGTGGCTCTATAAATGTCTCATTATAAGTCCTGATATATCCATTTAGCCTAACACTTCCCTCATTTGCCATTATTGAACTCATAGTAGCCGTTTCAGCTCTCACGCTAGTAGCTCCATTTTGCTGTGGGCTTACTCCGCTTGTTTCACTCATATCATTATCAATTGCTTGTATATTCATTGTAGCAAAATGAATATCAGGCTTTGGCAATACGCTTACGGCTCCTAAGTTTTTTACATATATAGGACTTGTAGGATTTATAAGCTCATCTCTATCTATTTGTGCGTTTTTATCTACAAGAAGTTTCGGATATAGATGCTGTTTTGTTGCTTCGATACTTGCGTTTTTTAAGCTATTAAACTCATCTTGAAGTGACAAGATACTAGCTAATGGTGGCTCTCCATAAACTCCTATAAAACCGCTCTCGCCTATTTTTTTAACTTGAGCTAAGGTATAGCCACAGATGATAGGAAGTCCGTCTTTTAGCTCTACTTCCTCTCTTAAGATAGCTTTATCATCAAATATGGTGCTTAGTAGCCATTTACCTTTTTTAAGCTCATAAATGTCATAAAGCCTATATCTCTTATACTCATCATCGCTATCAAACTCCAAATTAGTGTTTTTATATACCTTATTTTTGATATATCCTTTTATATCATCTTTAGTTAGGCTAAATTCGTGAATAATGTATCTCAAATCATCATAATTCTTAGCATTTGGGTCAAAAAATACCTTATCGATATCAAGCATTTCTATATTTGGCCTATCATTATCCCAGTAGATTTTAGCTATTGAAGTGCCTAAAAACGATACTTTCAAAAACTCAGGCTGTAAAATCGCATATAAATTTATATTTTTGCAATAATAATCAAAGGCATACTGCCACATTTCTAAGATTTTATCATCAGAATTAATGTTGTTTTCTAATAAAGCCATCTTATCGCTCTCAAAATATGTTTGGCTCAGTGCGTCCATTATCCTTTTAGCCTTAGCGTTTAGCTTAGGAAAATAGAGTGCGCTTTTATCGTGGTCTTGTAAAAACTTTCTTTTTTCATCGCCATAATTTAGCAAATAAGCATTATTTAACGCTTTAAAGCTATCTTCATATTTTACATATCCATTTTTTGATTTTGTGATAAGTTTATTAAATCTATCTAACATTTTTTAACCTTTTTAGTGTAGAGTGAGAAATTTGCGTTAATTCAATTATCCGCTTACTATCTAATCCGTCTTTTAAAAGCTCTTTAGCCAAAATCACTTTATGCAGTTTCGTAGGAAGTGGTGCTAAGCCACCTATTAGTTCGCACAAATAACAAGCTAAATTTAGTCTAAAAGCTTCATCATTTAATCTTGCTAACTCTCTTATAAGCTCCAAATCTAAGCAATCTTTTAAAATATCAAAGTTATTAATACTACCAGCCATAACCGCTCCAATCTTGCTTTTTAGGCAAAAAATCAACTTCATCATAAAATAGCATAGCCAAAGCGTCAAGCTCATCAGGGCTTGAGCCATATAGCTTTTTGATATTATCTTTTGAGATTATTTGAAATTTATCTTTGTCGTTATAAAAATACTCTATCGTATTAACTTGCCTTTTTAACGCTTCTTTAAACTCATCGGCTACATTGATATTTAAATTCTTAAGGGCTTTAGCAAACCTAAAATACATTTCAGCTCTTTTATTTTTGTATTCATCGCTTAAAGGCTTAGCAGACATAATGGCTTCACTAACAGGCAAATTAGCCCCGCTTAAGAAGTCATAAACTCCAGCCCCAACGCCCGTGGTATCTACAAAAATCACGCTAGGCTTAACTTCAGCGTTATAGTAAGCTATCTTAATCTCATTAGCAAGTTCAAGCGTATTTAGCTTTATAAAGCTTCTCATCTTATAGATATTATGTGCATTTTTACAGGCTAAAACGCTCTTATCATCGCCAAACCGGGCGACATCTAAAGCCCACACTTCAGCATTAACTCTCTCAAACTCATTATTCTTTTCAAACGCTTTTATAAGCTCATCATAACTGATTAATAGATTACTTGAGCCATCTACAAACTCGCCATAAATCTCTTGACGAACTACTTCGCTATTTTCACCGCCAAGCTCATTTATAAGGCGTTTAATCTCATCTTTATTTATCAAAGGATTATCAAAGCTAGAAAATTGAAAATGCTCCCAACCGCTCACATTTTTTAAAGAATTTCCTACCAAATCAAAAAATTTATTTTTACCTTTTGGCACTCCGCCAATTATCGCCTTTGATTTTTGATTATCAAGTAACATCGGGCTTATAGAATTATCCCATAGCTTAGGATTTTTTAAGATAATTCCTGCTTCATTAAGTATTATTAAGTCATAGCCCAAGCCTTCGATATTCTCAGGTCTATCAGCTCCGACCATATGAAGTAAATTCCCATTTGATAATGTAAGCTTTTTATCTTGCTTACTCCATTTGTAAAAACTGCTATCAATCTGCTTTAAAAGTGGCATAAAGTAAATATCAAAATAATTCTGAATATTTCTATTTACAGTATCAACCCATAAAGCTTTTTTTATGCCAAAACTGCTATCAAGTAAGCACTCTATTACGTAATTTGCACAACCCCTTGTAAATCCTAGCCGTCTGCCTTTAGCAATTGTCTTAAATCTTGCATTGCTTTCAAAAAATACTCTTTTTTGAGCCTTAGTATAAGCGATATTTAGCGTATTCATATATCGCTCCTATTTATCTGTATCGCATTAGTTGCATTTGCATTTATTTCAGTTTTTGCGTGGCGTTGATTTATGCCTAGAGTTAAACTTGCTTTATCTATTGCTTCTTGAGCGATTTTATAGTCTATCATCTCAAGCTCAGTTGGCTCAAGGTTTTGCATTCCATCGCCGATACTTACTTTTGTCATCTTTGTATTTTTTTCTAAGGCGTCGTTTATTCTTTGCAAATTTAAATGAGTGGCTTTTTGAATAAGTTTTTTAGAATACACTTCATCATAAGCCGTTTCAATGATAGCGTTCATTTGTTCATTTGGTAGTTCATTTTTTGCGATGATTAAACTCGCTTGAGCCGTGACCAGTTCAGCATTTGAAGTGTTCAAATCTCGTGTTAAATTATTCACTGTTCCTAATGATACTTTATATTTTCTCATCAGTTCTCTTTGCGAATATCTACCGGTCAAATAATCAGCTATAAGTTCTTTCTTTATTCTCTTATCTAATGCCATTTAGTCCCTTGACAATCATTAAAATCTCATCTTATTTAAATTTAAAGGTTCAAATATAGGTAAATTTGAGCCTTTTTATAAATTTTCTTTGATAAAGTCAATCGCTTCCCCAGCCCCATAACATACTCTAGCAGTATTTACACTGTAAATATTTTCACTCCAAGCGCCTAAAAACTCTATCCATTCTTTTTGCTCTACGCTAACTTTGCTTAATGATTTTTTAGCTCTTTTGAGTTCAATAAATAATATTTTATTTGGTAAAAATATCATCAAATCAGGAAAACCTGCATAAGTGCCAAGGGCTTTTAATTTCTTTTTATACACTACACTAGCCATTCTTTCGTTTGCTACGTGGATATGTCTTATCTTATTTACCCTGAGCCAATCAACTAGCTTGATTTGCTCTTGCTCCTCTTTTGGCACAAGCCCCTGAGCTTTTGCATACGCCAAAGTTTGTTCGTATCTCACGCTATTGCCTTTTTGTTCAATGGCATTTTTGTAAGCTTACTTAGCCTAGCCCACGCTTCATCTATCTCTTGCTTGTCTTTATGGTAGAATTTAGCTTCTATTTTTTCACTTTCAGTCATTTCAGCTTCAAGCACCATCTCATCTCTTTTTTTGATACGACTAGCTATCAAGTCGCCACGATATACGCCTATTAGCTCCTGCTCTTTTAGCAAGTTTTCCAAAAACTCGCACTCATCATCAGCGTTTAATACTCTTTGCGTATTTTCGTTGATTAGTTGCAACTCATCATTTAGCCTTATGCTTGTATAAATAAACGGCTTTATACCGCTACCTACGATTTTACCCTTGAAGTAAGTGTTGAGAAAATTTCTCAGACTTTGGATATTTTGAAACGGTTTTGTAGCTCTGATAGTTTTCAAATAGTTCTCTTTTTGATACTCTGACACGGCATTCAGAAGCATCTGGATACTGTTGTCGTATTTTGTTTTCATAGACAACGCAAACAACGCAAATCCGTTTAGTTGCTCATCGCTTATGTCTTTTAAGACACTCTCACTAGCAAATTTCACTTGAGTTTTATCTGCTTGACCGCTGAATAAAACGCTTGAGATGAACTCTTCTCTTTGGCTCATTTATTATTCTCCTATCAAAAATTTTTGCTTGAAGTCTTCAGGTATAGCACCACTATCTAGGTGCTGGTTGAAGCTCTTGACTTCTTGTGGTAGTCCCTTGCTTAGCCAATTGTTTGAAAGCACCGGGTCGTCATTTTTTTGCATTGCAAAGAATTTATCTAGCTCTTCATCACTCATTTGGCTTTTAGGGCTTTGCTCTATCTTTGGCTCATATAGCCCCTTGTAGCCATTAGCTATTGAGTAGTTTATTATTTGCTCTTGCTTATTTTTGTCAAACTTGCAAAGGTATTTTTTAAGCTCGTCAAACTGAATGCCTACGATTTTAAAGTTTTTCTGTTCGCAATACTTGACCCATTTACTAAAAGCTTCTAAGTTGAGATTTTTAAAGGCTTCGTTTTGTTCGTTTTTTGCTTCTAGCTCTTGCGGATTTTCTTTTTTTACATTTTTTTCTTTTTGTATATTTGGGTTTATATTATTTGGGTTTGTAATATGTGGGTTTATTATATTAGCCCTGTCATTTTTGCAAGGGCTAGGACTTTTATTTTCGCAAGGGCTATTTATATCTTTTTTGCTATCTCTAGCCCTGTCAAAAAGTTCAGATATTTTGATTTCATTTATCAAAAAGAAGCGTTTAGCAGGTATGCCTATCATACCTTTATCGATTAGCAAATTTTCATCAATCAAACTTTTTATAGTAGCCCTTATTTCTCGCTCACTTAGACCGCCACCTAATGCCTCGCTTATATCTTCTATGGTATAGAAAAACATTTGATTGTCATAGTAGTCTGCTTTGTCGATGAAAAGGCTTAGAATGATTGCTTTATTTAAGCCTAGAACTCTCATTAAATGCTTATTTATTACAAAATATCCGTTTGATTTTAGTGTTTTTGTGATGATACTCATTTTTTATCCTTTATTTGATACTTCATCACTTGTATAAACCTCGCTTAAAAGCTCGTTTATAAGCTTTATATTGAGATTATAAAAAGTTACTCTGTCTATGGTAGTTCTAGTAGTCAAAAAGCCTTTATCTTTAAAAACTTTGATTATTCTATCAATGATTTTAATGCTAAATCCTAGCTCTTCAACCCAGCTATCGCCCTCTTTATATAGCTCGTGTTCGCACGGCTCTCTAAATTTATAAAACTCATTACAATCATTAACTTCATACCAATACAAAAGTTGAGCCAAAAATATACTTTCTAACGCTCCGCCCGTGATTAAATTTAGCTCCTTTCTATACGGGATTATGTTTCTGTCATTCACTATGATTTTAAACATTTCTTTATCCTTGTTTTAATATAATCTCGCTATGGAAGCGATTTTATTGTTCTTAGAGCCATACATACACCCTAAGCTATTTTTTTTCTTATTAGGCGTTTTTGTTGGCAGCGGTGTTACCTTTGCTTTGTGTATCAAGTTTATGCACCCGCCAAAAATAGAACATTTTAAAAAAGCTTGTGTTTTAAGTGGCGGCACAGAAATACCTGTTAATATTGCTCTTAAAAACGCAGAACTTAAACGCATCGAATGCCCTTTTGTAAATAAAGGCAGATGCTCCTTAAATAACAAAAAGTGCATAATGTTTAAATACTCTCTTTAGAATTTGGCTCTTTAGAGGTCGGCCAAAATAGCATTGCCAAACTAATTATAAACGCACCTATAAAAAAGCCCATTATAAAGCACTCAACGAAGCTCATTTTTTGCCTTTGTTTGCTTTTTGCTCTTGAGCGTCTAAATACTCTTTCATATTCAAACCCCACGCATTAAATGGGTGCTTGATACCTTTCATTTGACTTAACGCATATCTTATTTCGCCATTTGGCTTTTTATCTTGCGACCCAGCCAAATAAACAACGATAGAACTCTCCGATAAGCCAAATGACCTCAATGCCTCTTTTAATTTTTCTTTATATTTATTACTTTTCATACCATTATATTACACTAAGTAAGATTAAATATAACTTAAAGTAATTTGATTTTTCTGAAATAAGATAATATAATATTACAAATAGTAATTTTATAAGGAATAATAATGAAAAGTTTCGCAGACAAATTAAGAGAGTGTATATCATCTACAAAAGGCGTAGATACGGTTATACTAGCTAAAGCCCTAGATGTATCACAATCATCAGTAAGTCAATGGCAACTAGGTCAAAAAACACCTTCAAAAAACAATATAATAAAATTAGCAAATTTCTTTCGTGTGCCTATTGAGTATTTTTTAAATGATGATTTAGAAATAATGCCAAAACAAAATAATATGCTAAAAAAAGATAATGATGATACGATATATGTCCCATTTTTCAAAGACGGTTCTGTTTCAGCAGGAAAAGGAAATGAGATAGCAGAACTAGGGGATTGCGATTTTTTGCCATTTAAACCGCAAGATTTGCGTTTAATGTTTGGCGTTTCACCAAATGCTAAATTAGGAATTATCCCTTGTTTTGGCAACTCTATGGAGCCAACGATAGCTGAAAGCTCACTTGTAGTTTTTCAATTTGTCTCTGATATTATCGAAGGCTCTGTGTATGTTTGTAGATATGATAATGAGTTATTTGTAAAACGAATAAAAAAACGCCCAAAATTATCTCTAATAAGCGATAATAAAGAGTATGAGCCTATAGAGATATCTGAAGAAAGTGAAATTCAAATACTTGGTAGAGTTGTTGGATGCTACAGCATCAACTCAAAAAAAATATAAAACAACAAGACTAAAAGCTATCAATAGATGGTAAAAAATAAACCAACTATCGCTTTTTTGATTTTCTAAATTTCCAAGGTGGCGTTGGATTTTTAAGTATCCAAAGCCCCAAATTTTGCTTTTTGGCAGCCAGTTCTGCCTTAGAATATATTTTATTTTTAGAATAAGTTTTATAATACCACGCTAAACCACTTTTTACTTGCTGTAAATTTGCATTTTTCCCATCGCAAAATACTTCAGCTAATAACCTTTTATATCTATCTTTACTCTGAACTTTTACAATAGCATTTTTACCAAAGCACAAATTAGCTAAATTTTGCTTAGATTTTTCGCCAAAATCTTGATTTTTTTCTGGAGCGTCAATGTGTGCTAATCGTATTTTTACCTGTTTTTTATCGCTGGTTAGAATTGTTAAAGTATCGCCGTCAGTTATTGATATTACTTTGCCTGTTATATCATCAGAAAAAGCTAAATTTGATAATAAAAAGATTAATATTAGTGTTTTAATCAGTGTTTAATTCCTGTTTTTTGAATACATAAAAAGGATTAATGCTTCCAAAAATTATATACTCTACCGCCCATAATATAAAAAATAGCGGTATCCCTATAATTAAGCCTAAAATTGTAATATCTAAAATAAAAGATATTACAAAAAATACTCTTATTATTCTGCTTTTTGTAGAGCTATGATTTAACTCTGATATATAAGGATTTTTATTTTTTATAAAATACCATAATAAATACATAAAACATTTAAAAATTAAGCTAAGCAATTTTATGGTTATTATGATTATAACTGTTTTATCCACCCAATCTAAAGTTTTATAAAAATCAGGTCTAATATATTCATAATCTCCGTTTGGTGCGTATAAAATTCCATATATATCATCTCCGCCTTTATATGTTAAAAAAAGATAATTTAATTTAGTAGAAATGTCTATCATATAATTGCCTATTTCATTTAGTCTTTCATCTTTATTGAAAAAGACACTTAACCCTAAAGGTAACATTTTTTCTTTTATTGTATTAGAAAAAGTCTCTAAAAAAGTATATTTGGCAGTGTTTAAATCTATATTAAAAAATTCTTCATTGCTCTTTTTTAGTGATGAAATAAGAATTTCAAATACTTCTTTAATATGCTGTTTTTTTGTATTTAACAGACTATTAAATATATATAATATTTGAATATCATTAACATATATGTATGTATATTCTGCTCGCCACGAACTATACTCATTTTTAATTTTGATATAGTTCTGATTAGCAAAATTTTCAAGGCTACCTAGATGATTTAATCTTAACAAGACATCTAATTTTTTATACATAACATTTTTATTATTATAAAAAATTTCATCAGATATATTTATATCCTTTACGCCTCGCGGTATTTTAATAATCTCATTGCATATATGTAATTCTTTTAAACCTAAAGTATTAAGCGTAATAGCATAAGAACTTATGCAAAGAAAAATTACGTTCATTAAAATTTTTACCAAATTAGCCATAAATAAACTCCATTACAAATTTTAAAAATTATACCAACTTACATTTTAATTTCCTCTTTGAAAATAATTTAAAAAAATATTACTTTTTTTATTACTTTTGAATTACTTTAAGTAATATTTAAACTAACTAATGGTAAGATTACTCTATCAAAAGCAAAAACGCCTTTGATAGGCTGGATTGATGAGATTGTATCAAGTCATTGACCGACAGAGCCTTAAATCTGGTTTTAATCGGAAGAGCTGATGAACGGCAACGCTATTAAGGGTCACCATACTTGTAGGGACTTTAGCAGAGTTTTACTCTGCGTTAAAAGTAGGTAAAAATGGGGTACCCCATTTATGGGGCTTTAGCATTTGCTACTTTAGCACGGACTTTGTTCGTGCGTTAAAAGTAGGTAAAAATAGTAGGACAGCTTCGAAAAAACTACCGACTTTTTCATTGTTACTTTACTAATCTAAATATAAATTTGGATTAGTAAATTAACAAGGAGTAAAAATGGATAAATACACATTCGCATCACCATATAATAAAGCCAAAAAGCTTGAAGCGATAGATAATGCCAAAAAGCAAGAGCTTGAAAAATTAGATGAACAGCTTGAAGCCTTAGATGAAGAAATAGATAAAAAATTAGAGTTTTTTAAATATTTGATGACTAAATACAGCTCAATAATAAAATTGACACCAAAGGAGCAACAATGAAAAATAAAGGATACAAGATAACAGAGTTTGACTACAAAGGGAATTTTTTAGAGTGGGCAACTTGGAACATAGAAAGCTTTATTAAGATAGTAAATGAAGATTTGAGAAGTAAAGGTCGAAACGAATTTATAGTTTTTGTTGATGATGATTATGTTGATAATGAATTATCAAACTTTGATGAGGATTGGGATATAGACGATGAAGAATATCAGATAAATAAAGATATTTTGATAAGACATTTAAATGAAGTCAGGGGGTGCTATGCGGATTACTCAAAAAACAACGGAGTATATATAAGGCTAGGAACTACTTTTGAAGAAGTAGTAAAAAGCTATTGCGAAAGAATAAATATAGGTGCTAACCTTGAAATAATAGATTAAATAAAGGAAAAAAAGGAGCAACAATGAATAAAGAGCTATTTATAAAAGAAATTGATGATGATTTGGAAAAAATGAGACAAGAGAGTAGGCGATTTTTTACCGAAGTTGATATGATGAATTTATTGAAATTATTAGCAAGGTATCATAGGGAGCAAGAAGGTTCTAATGTGATAAATCTAGCAAATAAACTAGATTTATTAATTAAGGATTTACAAAAACTTGGCGAGAAAAATGCCTATGCGTATATAGCAAATTTCATCAGAAATAACTGGGAGTAGAAAACAATGAGCTTATATGAAAGAACATATGAAAGAACAGATGACGACGCATACTGGGATAGAATAGCTGAAATAGAGTTAAGAAAACTAGGCTATGAGCTTGATGATATCGTTAGGGATTATGGTGATTATTTCTCAAAAGATGATATAAAGGTGCTTATCAAGTTTCTATCTAGGAAAGATAAAAACGATAAAAAGATGAGCGACGTAGAAAATCTCATCTATGACCTTGATATGCTAAAGATTAAGTTTTCTGAGTATAGAAATGACCCGTTTTGTGAAATGCTTGAAAGGCTAGAATAAAAGCGTTTTAAACAAAATATATTTTTATCGTCCCTTTAAATACCGCCTTTAAACACACTCCTAAATTTTGGCAACACATTCATAAGAAACTCCTAATATAAAGGCGGTTTTTAAGGGGACGCACTTTAAAGGATAAAAAATGTTTTATTTTATTATGCTTAGCATATGGGCTTTATGTATTTTTGGAGCTTATTATCAAAAAAGGAAACAAAAATGAGCATTAAAACTTTGAAAAAATACCGCCATTTCATCAAAAAAGGAATGAGTGTAGCGGAATTTATAAATCTTATAAAGGATAAGAAATGGACAATAGACTAGAAACACAAAGAGAATGGATTATAAATAGACTTCTTAGTGCAGGGCAAATCTCACGTAATGAGTGCCTAAGAAAGTTTATCTCACGCCTTAGCGGTCATATTTACGCTATCAAAGAGCAAAATCCAACGTGGCAAATAGAGGCTAAAATGGTTAAAACGCAGAGCGGTAAAGATTATCTTTACACTTTGACAAATAAAGATGAAATCTTAGTAAATTTAGATAAAAAATTACAAAAGATAGGAGCATAAATGCTAGAACTGCTTAAAATCCAAACCGAGCTAAAAGCTCCAAAAACACAATTTAACAAATTTGGTGGCTATCAGTATCGCAGTTGCGAAGACATAGTTGAAGCCTTAAAGCCTTTGCAGGAAAAATATAAATGTGTAGTTTTGCTAAATGATGAATTAGTGATAATCGGCGATAGATATTATATCAAAGCTACAGCTACCATTATAAACGAAAAAGGCGATAAACTAAGCGTATCAGCACTAGCTAGAGAGCCTGAAGCAAAAAAAGGAATGGACGAGAGCCAAATCACAGGCTCAAGCTCATCTTATGCGAGAAAATACGCCCTAAATGGCTTATTTGCTATTGATGACACAAAAGATGCAGATGCTACAAATAATCACGAAGTAGCACCAAAGAGCGTTAAGCAAAATCCGTCACAAGCTCAAACACAAGCTCAGAATGCCAAAACACTTTTAAGCTTAGATGAGATAAATGACTTAAGTGAACTAATAGAGACTACTAACACAGATTTAAGCCAGTTTTTGGCTTATTTCAAGGTTGATAAGATAGCACTAGTTGATTATGAAAAAGCTAAAAATATGCTACTTAAAAAGCTTGACAAGATAAACAAAGAAAAAAACGGAGCTAAAAATGATAATTGACCTTAAACAAGGAAGCCGTGAGTGGCTAGAGTTTAGAAAAAGAAAATTCAACGCTTCAGAGACAGCCGACGTGCTAGGCATAGGCTTTAATAAGCCTTATAAACTAGCATTGATTAAAAGCGGTGATGAGCTAGTCTATAAAAACTATGCGATGAAATTAGGTAACGAAAACGAGCCAAAAATTAGAGATTATTTAAACGCAAAATATGAACTAAATTTAAAGCCAGTTGTAATGCTTAGCGATGAAGATGATAGATTTTTGGCTAGTTTAGACGGCGTGGATTTTGAAAAAAATGTGTTTTGTGAGATTAAATTTTCAAAATCAGAGTTTGAATGCGTAAAAGAGTGGGGGCTACCTACTGAAAAATACTATAACCAAATCCAGCATCAATTTTACGTTACAAATTTAGAAAAATGCATTTTTGCAGTCGGGGCTATAAATGATAATTTTGAGTATGAGATTATCGACATAGAAGTAAAAAGAGATGAAGTAACGATAGATAAGATAAGAAATGCTTGGATAGAGTTTGAAGAAAACTATATGAGCCAAAGCGTAGATGATGAATGGCTTAGCTTAAGCGAAGAGTTGCACGAGCTAAGTGAGAAAAAGAAGCTTTTAGATGAAAAGGTAGAAGAGCTTAAAAAACGAGCGATTGAAAAAGCAAACGGCAAAGAGCTAAAAGCTTATGGGCTTACCATTTATCAAATAAATAGAAAGCCAACGATTGATTATAAATCATTTGTAGAGAGCCAAAAGCTAGAAGTTCCAAAAGAGTATGTCAAAGACGGCAGTGTTACTTGGAGCGTGAGAGTTGCAAATTAGCTATAACTTCAACCGCTTTATGCACGGCGTGGTCTTAAGAGAGATAAAAAAGATACGCTATTTAAAAATCGCAGAGTTAAAAATAGCTATTAAGCAGAAGAAAGAAGAGCAAGAGAAACAGAAAAAAGTAAATCACCGCTAAGACCTTGCGACCCTAAATATCAGCCTACAATGGATAAGCATTGTAAAAAATTGCACGATTATTTTTATCCGAAAACCAAAACAGAAAAATATTTTAAGAGGAAAGATACGCAAGTGAGGATTAGGCTAAATATCTTAAAAAGACACTGCAAAGAGCTTAACGACCTTGCTGATGAGCTTGAAAATGAAATAAAAGTAGGAGAGCCTTTCCATATCAAGGAAACGGCTACAAAAATAATAAGTTATATCAAAGGATATTAATGAAAATTTATCCAAAATGCGAAACTAGAACAAATAAAGAATACGAGGTATGCCCACTTTGTGGCGTTAAGTTGATAGACAAGGAAAAATCTATACAAAAAGCAAAAGAGCAATTAAAAGAAATAGACGAGCTTGAAAATGAGAAAATAAGTGCTTTTGTAGAAAGTAGCAAGATGGAAGCTACGGAATTGTCTTAAGAGTTTAAATTTAAATAAGGATAAAAGATGAGTTTAGCAGTATTTAATGAATTCAATGAACCGCCTCTACTTCAAAAAGTAGGCTTAAATTTAGGCGTAAAACCAGCACCTGTTCAGTTTTTAAGTGTAAAAAATGTTCAAGCTAAAAAGCAAGAAAACGTTTCAGCAGGTGAGAAAAAAGAGCTATCTATTTTATTCGTTGCTATGACGCTTATTAGCTATGAGAGGAGTGAGAGTAAAAAAGGTAAGACTATAAAGCTACTTGAAGAGTTTTACGCAGATACCCAAAAGCTTTTTTCAAATGACCGCTACAAAGAGCATAGACGTAGCATTTCAGCCAAAGGAATGAAAGCAGTGCATAATGCATTTAATGCAAATATCGACGGTAAAATTATCGAAATGCGTTTTTTAATAACTTCTTTACTTTTGAATAATTTTGAAACGCATAATAGAGCCGTGCCACTTCCAGCTTTGCTTGATGAGTTTTGGCAAAAATGGCGAAAGAAAATCATCAAACTAGCAGATGATACATATGACCGCTATGAAAAAAAAGGCTATGAAAAAGAGCTTAGTGATACTGAAAATCACGTTTTTGAAATTTTAGAACAAATCAGATAAAGGATAAAAGATGAAATACGAATATTTTGTCTCTTATGCTCACGATAATGGATTTGGAAATTCCAGTATAACATTAGAGCAAAAAATAGATGGATACGAACTGCTTTTAGAAATTGCAAAAAAGATAACAAAAGACGGCGATTTTAACAGCCAAGTAATAATACTAAACTTTATACTATTAAAGGAGAAATAATGTTTAACAAAGTTATTTTAGTCGGAAATTTAACAAGGGATATTGAGCTTAGAAGTGCTGGGGGCTTCATGATAGGAAGCACAGGTATAGCAGTTACTAGGAAGTATAAAAATGGCAACGGTGAAAACGTAGAAGATACGCTATTTATAGATATTACGTTTTTTGGTAAATTATCAGAAGTAGCAAATCAATACTTAAAAAAAGGCTCAAAACTACTTATTGAAGGTAGGTTAAAACTTGATACTTGGCAAGACCAGCAAGGCAATACTCGCTCAAAGCATAGTGTAATAGTTGAAAATATGGAAATGCTAGACAATAAAAACACCATAATAAACAATAGTGGTAATATTGCAAGTGGTAATCAAGTTATAAATACTAAACCAAATTATAATCAAACTCAAAACAACGAAAAATATGAGTACGTAAATAATGATACTATCCCATTTTAAGGACAACTAAAAAATGAAAAACTACAAAATATGTAAAAAATGCAAATACGTGGCACCTTATATTTACAATAGATGCCCAGCTTGTGGATATAGGCTCTCTATTTTGGAGATACAAAAAGAAGAGAATATAAGAGCTAAATTTTTAAGGGGCGATAAAATCGTTCATAAAGAGCTTTGTAATGGAGCACCACTTAATAAGGATAATGATTTTCTTATAATAGAAGACGTGAATTTATCCGAAAATGTATATGAAATATACAATAAAAGGCTTGATGCCTTTGAATTTTTTGATATTAAAAAGATAGATGAAAATTATGTAAATACTGATGATTGCCTTTGGTATTGGGAGTATTACGATGCTATTAGAGGTATTTTTGATATATACAGCACTAGATTAGATACGGCATCTTATAAGAATTTATATTACGATTATGATGGGGATTGGGATTTAAGCTATGAACCTATTTATCAACTAGGAGCGAGACTTCCAAAGGATTAATAAATGAGTGACTACATAAGAGACTTAAAAGAGCAAACAGCTATAAAAGAAATCGAACAATCTGCTAGTTCCTACCAAATAGGCGGTAACCATTATCAAAAAATGGCTATCCAGCCTATAGATTTTATTATGAAAAATAATCTTAATTTCCCTGAAGGTAATGTCGTTAAGTATTTATGTCGCTACAAGCTAAAAGGTGGCGTAGAAGACCTAAAAAAAGCGAGGCAATATCTAGATTTTTTAATAGAAAATTGTGAAAATGAAAGCTAAAAGGCATTAAATGGAATTAGACATTTTTACCAAAGATGAAGTAATAAATTTAATAAACGAAGCAAAAAAAGATTTTCGCAGATATGTTGATAAAAAGATAACAAAAACGCAAATTGACGCCTTGCCTAAACTTTTGCAAACTCACGAAATGGCAAGAGTTTTAGGCATCAAAGAAAACACACTAAGAGCAAGAGCAAAAGGATTTTACATTCAAGGTAGGCATTTTTTTAAAAAAAATGGTAGAATTTATTGGGATAAAAACGCCGTTTTAGAAAGAGTAGAAAATGAAATTTTACGATAG